ATCTACGTTCCTCGCCTCAATGGATCTTGGCGAGATCGCCCCTATCAATCTCGTGGAAATACTTCCCGGCGATACTCTACAAAAGGCTACTTCGGCCTTACTTCGCTGTTCACCGCTTCTCGCTCCAGTCATGCATAAAGTTAATGTGGACATGTATGATTTCTTTGTCCCTCATCGGCTCGTTTGGGAAGACTGGGAGGATTTCATTACTGGCGGTGAGGACAATACAGATGCTTCTGTATATCCGACTATTACGACACCTGCTTCTACTGGCTTTGCCGTGGGTTCTCTCGCTGACTATCTTGGTGTTACTCCTGGCGTGGCTAGTCGCGCTGTCTCTGCCTTACCCTTCCGGGGGCTACGCCCTAATCTTCAACGAGTGGTTCCGGGATCAAGACCTTGTTAATCCGCTTACTATCGACCTTACTTCTGGCCCGGATACTACTACGTCCGTCACTATACAGAACGCTGCTTGGCCCAAAGACTACTTTACTTCCGCCCGTCCGTGGGAAGCTAAAGGAACTGAAATCACTATACCGCTGGGCACACTTGCACCTGTCAAAACCGACGCGGCCAATGATGCCGACGTCGCCGTCCTTAATTCCGCCGCGGCTTATCGGAAGCTCGCCTCGGACTCTGGCTTCGTCCAGCTCGATCCCACAGCCGGCACGCAGGGCAACAGGCTCTACGCAGACCTCACATCCGCCTCGGCTATCACCCTAACGGCCCTACGCGAAGCGGCGGCCCTACAACGCATCCAGGAGGCTCGTGCACGCTATGGAAGTCGCTATCCTGAATATCTCCGTTATATGGGAGTCCGGTACTCAGACGCTCGTCTACAGCGGCCCGAATTTCTCGGGGGTGGACGTGATGTTGTCCAATTTAGCGAAGTTCTACAAACAGCCCCTGGTACTGACCCTGTCGGCGATCTCAAGGGACACGGCATCACCGGAATGCGCTCCCGCCGGTGGCGCCGCACCTTCGAGGAACACGGCTTCCTCTTCTCGTTCATCGTCGTTCGGCCCAAATCAATTTACGCCGACGGCTTGGAGAGACATTGGAATAGGCGCTTCAAAGAGGACTTCTGGCAGCCCGAGCTGCAATTCATCGGACAACAGGCAATCTTAAACAAGGAGGTCGACTTTTCTCATGCTACGCCGGACGGTGTATTCGGCTATCAAGACCGGTATGATGACTATCGTTCGGCTTGGTCGCGTATCGCGGGCGATTTCCGAACTACTCTCGACTTCTGGCATTTCGCTCGTATCTTTGGCTCGGACCCTGCACTCAACGAGACGTTCATTAAATGTGTTCCTTCGGAGGAACCGTTTGCCGTTCCGTCTGAGGACGTTCTCTACCTCACGGCTAATCACAGTATTCAAGCACGCCGTTTGGTGGTTCCAGTTGGTAAGTCTATGCTATTCTAAGCTCTCAGAGCTAGAGGATGTAATAATGCCCAAGAACATCGATCCTAAATTCTTTCACGGCCCCACTTTCGAGGAAGAACTCGAAAAAGCTATAAAGCAACATGGCGAGCGCGTCGTTGGTTCCACTGGTAAAGTGTTTTGGAAGGAACCTTCCCAACATGACATTATGTATCACTACGATCCGGCGCGAGGCCAAAAAGTCTTCATGCCTGACGGCGTACCCTGTGAGCCGGGTCTCGGCGAGCCCGAACCTGAGGACATTGCCGATCGTGTTCGACGTCAAATACAGAGCGAGAACCTCGCTCGATTGGCCCGAGAAATGGGCGCGGACACCGAAGAAGAAGCAAATGATTTTCAAGTTGAAGAAGGGCAAGACCTTTGCCCGTATAGTGGTCATGAATATTCCGAACAGGACGAAAGCAATGATGCAGTAGCTTTCGCCAATAATCGCAAGCAACAGGAAGAACAAGAGCGCGAAGCCGCTATAGAAGCTCGTCGGCAAGAGCTTATCTCGCTGGGTTTTCAGCCAGCTCCTGTCGATCCTCCACCTGCCTCTGACAAGGAATAGTATTCCAACCAGGCGCGACGAAAGTCGCGCCTGGTCTCTTTCTATTTCCCATAATCTGGAACAGTTTACCCTCATCCGCACAAGGCGGACCGGCGTCCGGTCCGCCTCCCTCAGATCAGATACTGATCCCTGGAGCCGGCCCGTACCAACGGCCGCTCCAGCGGGGGCCGGCTCCAGGGATCAGTATCTGATCCCTGGTGAGGCCCCCTTTCTTTTTATGGCATTCCGCGAAGCGTGAAAGCCGTACACGCGATATGAGACTACAGGCTCATATCGCCCCTCGATCTCAACGCAGTTGACAAAGCAGAGTGACTTACTTGATAGTCACTCTGCTAACTGATACCGAAGAGGTCCCCATGTCGAAAGGTCGAGGGCGTGAAACTAGCTCCACCCCTACTAGAGCTGCACTCGGCTATACAACTCGACTTATGGGGGTGTCACCTCTCGGTCATCTCTACACGCAAGCGACGGAGTTCATCCCAGCTCAAGCTCCAGCGAGCGTGTATCGTCAGGTCCTCAGCGACGTTACGGTCCAACCCTCGCCAGCACGTCGCGTGGTTACGCCTCCACCGGGACCTGACAACTTGTACCGGCCAGCCCCTCAAGCGCCTTCCGAAAAAAACAAGGTCTGCAAAGACCGTCATATTCGGAGGGAAGTCATACACGCTCTTGGGAAGGCTGGCCGGGGCGGGAAGAAGCCAACCTACACTCTAAATTCAAAGGTTAAATGCAAGTGATCGAAGCTCTCGCTAGTGCCGGTGGCAAGCTTATCGAAGGTTTCTTTGGCGCAAAGTCTGCTGAGGACGCTGCTAAAAAGCAGTATCAGCAACAAAAGGAGTTCGCGCAAAATGGTATTCAATGGAAAGTCGAAGACGCTAAGCAGGCAGGCATACATCCGCTCTATGCCCTGGGTGCGAATACCACCTCATACGCTCCAGTGTCTGTCGGCAACATAAACCCTCTTCAGGGCCTCTCAAGTGCCGGCCAGGACCTATCTCGGGCAGTGGATGCTACGCGTTCAGCGTCTGGCAAAGTTGATGCATTTACTCGGACGGCGCAGTCCTTACAGCTCCAGAGGCTGGGGTTAGAAAATGAGCTACTTGCTTCACAGATTGCAAAGACACGCCAGTCGTCTACGCCTCCAATGCCGACAGCGGGAGATCGAATGCTTGTTGACGGACAAGGCGATAGTCCGCTCGTTAAAACAAAGCCCATGGAGAGACAGTCAAGCTCTGCTGGCGCTCCAAGCCAAGAGGCGGGCGCGGTCTCGGAGATGGGCTATCTACGCACCCCTACAGGCTGGGCTCCAGTCATGTCAAAGGACGCTAAAGATCGTTCAGAGGATGACGTTGGAGCCGAACTTGCTTGGTCTCTGCGCAACCGCCTTCTCCCCTCTGTCGGGGCTGGGCAACAGCCTCCCTCAGACGTTAAACTCGGACCTAATCAATTCTGGAGGTGGAATCCCGCAAAACAGGAATACTACATAGAAACCCGCAGTAATAACCGTTGGATTTCTGGCGGTTTCAAATCGAGGTACCAATAATGCGCCGCTTTCGTGGAAAATCTCGCCGTAAAGGCAGTAAGAAGAAGTTCAATCACTCTCGCGGTCGTGGTGCTCCACTCCGCATCGGCTTTCGCCTCTAATCGGATAACCTATGAGCCTGTGTCAAAACCCCGTCTATATTAAACAAATGCTTATGCCATGCGGACAGTGCATGGCCTGCAGGCTCCGTAAGAAACGCGAGTGGACGCACCGCATCATGTTGGAGGCGGTGCTCCACAAGCACAATTCCTTCGTCACCTTAACGTATAGAACCGAAGACTTGCCGGATGATGCAAGTTTAAATCCAGAACATCTTCGGCTGTTCTGGATGCGCTTACGCAAGGATCAAGCAAAACATGGACGAAGATTACGATATTACGCGTGTGGTGAGTACGGAGATGACTATTCAAGACCTCATTACCACGCTGCAGTCTTTGGTATGCCGTCGTGCAAGTTTGGTCGCACGCGACATTACAAGATTAAATCCGGCCTCAAGTGTTGTGATAACTGCGACACTTTCCAACGTTCATGGCCATATGGAAGTATCGATCTGGGCGCGCTGGAACGAGCTAGCGCGGCTTATATATGCGGATATGTTACAAAAAAACTATCTGACAGAGACGACGCTCGTTATGGAGGGCGATATCCTGAATTCGCCCGTATGTCCAAAATGCCCGGTCTCGGTGCCCGTTATATACCTGAGGTCGCTTCGAAACTGCTCGAACTGCCCCCCACTGTACTTAACCAAATGCCCGACGTGCCTAATGCTCTCCGTCACGGGGGTAAGCCCTGGCCCCTCGGTCGATATCTCGTGAGGTTGCTACGTGCTCAAATCGGTCGTTCAAAAGATGCTCCGGAAAGCGCGTTGGCCATCAAGCGCGAAGAAGTGCAAAAACTGCGCTCGTTTGCGGAAACGTTTCAAGGAGGTTTATCGTTCTCGCAAGTATACAAGTCGATAGCATTGGAGATTAACTCCGCAAAATTCGATCAACTGATGAATAAACAACAGTATTTAAAAGGTCGGCGCTCCTATGAAA